GCAACGCCGGACTGAGCACCTATTCCCTTAAGATCCTCCATTGCCATTTGTGGCGTTTGGGTACATGTAAAAATGAATTTGACTAACGTATCAATTTCAAGCTTTACGGCTTCGGTAGCTTGTTCCCATGTAACGTATTTTGCATCACCTCCTTCCCCTTTTATCTCTATTGATTTTCCTTGTTCACCTTTTTCCAGAACCTTCGCCCCAACTTTACCCATCATTACAAACACAGGAGAAGCATGATAATCATTGGTATCACCGAAATTGGAGAGAAGCGTTTCAAGTCGAGATATTGACTTCTGAACATCTGCCCAGGGCGGCTCTGGTCTGGAATAATAAACAACAGGGATCTTCTTGTATGAATGGGCAATGGTATCTTCGAGAATCCATCCTGCATCATTATCTGCTTGCTCGCCAGTACGCGCTTGGCGGAATTTGAGAATAAAGGTATCTGAATAAATATCAAGGCGTTTATCCTTCTGCTTTGCTTTCTGGGCCAATTCAGTAGTATCAGTAATGCCTGAAAGCTCGGATAATCCAAGCGCTGATTCGTATCCCACACCGAAATATACCATATTTCCAAGATCATCAAACACAGGAAGGAGACTATATCCAAGCTGCGGAGAAAGGATCTTACAACGCATTCTAAAGTTTCCTTTCGCGCCAATGGACTTCCAATATTCAGGATCTACCGGTTCAGAGTACCAAAGCTTTGCTACTTGTAATTCACTGAGCAATCGACGGGCGACCTCTTTCTCCAAAAATTGAAGCTTATTATCCTCTCTGATCTTTTTAACCATGTCAAGCAAACGTTGTTCTTGATCGTCAACAGGATTAGCTTCAAGCTGCATTTTTCCAACATTCATGAAGGAAACACGACGTTTTACAATCAACTTTTGAAGAGGAATACCGATTCGGTTCACCTCGATTCTTTCAGTTTTATATTGAGGCTGTCCGTTTTTTAGAATAGGATTACCATCCCCATCCTTTACAACTTTCTTAACCTTCTTCTTAGGACGAATATTTTCATCGAATATCTCATGCTGAGTAACGTCGTACTCTGCTGCTGCTCTGTCATAAACCGGAGCTAAACTTGTACCAATAGCATCCACCAAAGCTGGAAGAACAGCAGGTTGAATAGATACGGTTGTGCTTTTTTCTTTTGCCATTTTTAGTATTGTTGGTTAGTTTTAAAATAAATCGAACACTTCATCGCTGGTATCCTCTTCAATTGAAACTAGATCGAAATATTTCCTCATCAATATCAAATCGCGCCAATCTGGTGATCGTCCGATCTCCTTCTTAACTTCTTTTTTAGGAAGTATCCTAAGCTTATTCTCATCATCAGATTTATACGTTTTTAACCAGGAGAATTCCTCCTGTATTTCTTGCTGTTCTGATTCTGACTCAATGCATTTAAGTAATATTTTATGCCCTGCGATATCATCCGCCAGTAGATACGCGCATTGTGTTTGGAGATTCTGGTAATTCTCCTTTTGAGGCAGATCGTCTCGGCTATCGCCGTAGAACCTATTCTCGTTTTCTTTGGCTTCATCAGTGATTATTGCTGAAGCGTTATTTACAAAGCCAAGGATGCCACATACATCGACGGTTCCACCGCCAACTCCATCTTCATCCGCAATACAGTGATGGGCAGGAATACTCCATTTTGCTCGCATTGCATTGATACATGCCTGTATGTCCAAAGTAGAGGACATTTCAAATGAATGACACTCCATTAAGATCCATCCCCACCAAACACCAATACGTGCCTTATCCGATCCAAATCGAGCAATGTCAGCGGTGATATACCATTTAGGTTTTTCAACCATTTCATTGTATTTTGTCCAGATATGGGTATTGCTGAACATTGCGATGATATCATCGTATTTGCACATAGCATTTGGATCATCATCATATTCCCAATTCCCGTGTAGCAAACGTTCTTTCTTTGCTTTATCCTTGGTCCTTTTCAACCTTTCAACATATCCTTTATCAATGTGGGGGTTGTCCTGAACAAAGGCTGCCAAATATTTCATTATTGGCGGCAATGTTCCCTTTTTATTTGGGAGATAGAATGTTTTGTACATCCAGTTCTTCTTCGGGTTACAGGTGATGAAAAGCTTGCCAATTAAGTTGTATCTCTCATTGTATTGTCGGCCGATGCGTGTTTTAAGAACGTCATATGCACCGAAATCAATCTCTCCACCCTCTTCAATCCAACCACCTGTATACTCCGTTGAACCAAAGCGTTCATAGACGGGATCTCGCGGAAGAAATTTCAATTCCAAAAGGTCAATGCGGCTACCATTCTTGAATTGAATAAAATTCTTCTGACCATTGTATTTGAAATCAACACCATTGCGGAGGCCATAGGCCATGGCAACTTTAAAAAAAGTGATTAAGGTAGATTCAGTAATACGCTTGAGCTCTTCACGGCCGATAAACCATCTGGTACCAGGATAATTCCAGCATTGGAACATTAACCAGCAACAGCCGGTCCATGACTTAGCACCACCGGCGGCACCACCGTAAAGAAACTCTTCCGTTTCGTTATCTGTTAAGATTCTAAGAGCCTCTTCCTGCTTTTCATGCCGGCCTTTGGGAGTTTCGACTATAAAGTCAAATATCCCTCGTTTGAAGGATATTCCTTGAAGCTGTCTCACATCAAGATTGGACAATATAGCATCGATTTCATTCATCTATTGAGACTTCCTTGCATTCATTAATTCCCGAATAGTATCATCACTCAGGGAGTCAGGATCGATCTTGTTTTTATCATCTACGACAAGAGTTTCGGAGTACATACCATTGACCCGGGCAAGCTTATCAAGCATTCCATCAACAGCGTACATTTCGACTTTAGGACCAAACTCTTTCCATTCAAAAGACTTAATCTTGCCCCCTTCTTTATCCTTAGCAAGCTTAACCAAATCGATCTCAACTGATTCATAGGTTTCGACTTCACTATCATCGAATGTTGCGGTAGGATCCAGTTCCAAATCAATCTCAGCACGAAGAATAGAATCTTCCAATGGAAGAATATTTTGTTCGATGTACTTGTCACGTAGGTCATCGGTTAAGCCCTTACGATCAAGGTACATCGCATGACGTTTGATTTCTAGCTTCTTTCTTTCAATCAACAGATGAAGCGATTTTGGAACAAGCTTCGTTCTCTCGCGCTGCACGATCTTCATGTAATCGTTGATGTTGGAACCAGCGATATCCTTCATCATCTTCATCACCTGGTCAGAGTCCATCCGTGATTCTTTCAATCGCGCGTTAACCAGAGTCGAAATTTCAACATTCTTCAACAGTCTTTGGCCCTGAGAATATGCTGTCTTTTCCGAATATCCTGCTGTCTTGGCAGCCTTCGTCGCATTGAAGTGAATAAGATAATCATCGACAAACAACTGTTGCTTAGCGGTTAAGGCGCTTTTAGATTCTTCACTCATGAAGACCTCCCTTCAACTACTTGGTCAACTATATGTTTAAACACCTTATCAACCTCATACAATTCACGGGCAGTTTTAATCCGGTAAGATGATTGCTGATGACGCTTCAAACAAAGCTTTTTTTGAATAATCTGGGCAACTCCATACTCCGACTTTTCCGAAAGAAGAATAGCTTTTGGAGAAAACAAGAGAAGAATTGCGGCCGTGAAAACAAGTTCAGAATTGGCTTTTCTGGTGCATGGTTGGATATCTTGGAAGATTTGATCGACGACTGAAAGATCGAGTGACCGTGGCTCTAATGCCTTGCGGTAACCTTCAAAATCAATCTCAGGATTATTCTTCATAACCAATTTCAAAACCATCTTATCCATGGAAACAAAACTAAATACTTATTTTTACTTATCCAAATGTATAAGTTTTAAAAAATCAAAAAGGACCATCATCGGGCAAGCTCGGACTATCCCAATTTGCAAATTTTGACATGTCATTGCTTGGTAGCGGTTCTGGTTTGTCGACAAAGGAGAAATCAGTTATCATCCCACTTGATTGAAAATTATCTTCAAGCTCTTTAAAATTAGTCGTTCTGCCAACAAAGCCCATTTCGCAGGTTGTTACTGAGCCGTTCCTATTCTTCGCGATGATGAATTCGGCAATACCTGCTGTTGATCTTCCCTCCTCGTCTTGGATGATTCCGTAATATTCTGGACGGTACAAAAAACCAACAATGTCGGCATCTTGCTCAATAGAACCCGATTCTCGCAAGTCTGAAAGCATTGGACGTTTGCTGTTTCCTGGTCTTGACTCTACCGCACGACTTAGCTGAGACAGGGCCAATACTGGAATATTTAGTTCTTTCGCAAGTATTTTCAAGCCACGGGATATCGTACTGATTTCATCCAAACGAGACTTTCCAGGAACAGAGATAAGCTGCAAATAGTCAATTACAATCATTTCAACGCCATGCAATCGCTTCATCCTTTTTGCTTTAGCAGATAATTCAACCAAGGTTAATCCTGGGGTATCATCCCAATGAATAGGCAAGGATTTCAATTGTTCTTTCCTCGAATGGAGTTTATGCCACTCATGATCTGCAAGGTTCAATTTTTTAATTTTTGTCAAATCAATCTCTGTTTCAAAGGAAATCATCCGCTCGAGCAATTGATTTTTGGACATCTCCAAGGAAAATATTGCCACCGGTTTCCCTGACTTTGCAGCGTTCACCGCTTGCTTCAGAACGAATGCAGTCTTACCCATTGCCGGCCTAGCTGCGATAATTATCAAATCTGAACATTGCCAGCCGCCAGTGGCCTCATTGATATTTTTAAAACCGGTATTTACCCCTGTCACATCTTGAATTCCCAATTCAGACTTTCGCAACATCTCAGAAAATAATTCCTCCAAAGCATCTGACTGTTTCACCTCTTTTTTGGTCGTGACATGATTCACCAAATCATCCCTTTTTGTTTCGTAGCTCGAAAGAATATCAAAAATATCATTTGTTTCATCGTAGCACTTGTCGATCGTATCATGAGAAACTTTTATCAATTCGCGCTGCATGAATTTTTGTGCGATTATCCGCGAGTGATATTCCATGTTTACCGAAGAAACAACACGGTCAGTAAGCCCCGTCAGGAAATAAATACCTCCTACCCTTTCGAAATTTCCATCCTTGCGGAGTTTGGCCATTACCGTCATCAAATCCAATGGATTGCCAGAGATAGATATTTCCTGACAGGCTTTGAATATGATCTGATGCGATTCTCGATAGAACATCTCAGGTCTCAGGATATCTGCTATGAACATGAAAGCGTTAGTTTCACTGATACATGCACCCAATACCGCTTCTTCCAAGTCCACTGCCTGTGGCGGTAATTTTCCCTCAATTTTGCTTTTCATTTCAATCCGTGTTTCTGTTTTTGATGATCAGTGAATTTCGTGGTATCTCTCCATCCGTTGTTTAGCCATAGCCATTTCCCAGAATTATCGGGAGGATGGGAAGAATCTGTTAGCGCTGCAGAGGAATGAATCACGTTTGATCCTGTTCCTATATTCGGATACTTCTTCGCATACCAGGAGAAGAAATGCTTTTTGAATTCAGATCGATCCGTATGATATTTGTCAATCGCTTTTTGGAAAGTAAAGAATTCCTCAATTCGGCTCTTGACATCTTTTGGATCTGGAACCTTTGCAACTGCTCCAATATCCATCAAAGAATTTTCATCATTGATGATCGAATCTTTTACCTCCTCCATCGAATCAAATGCTTTTTTGAAAACATTCAACGGCGCAGAAGTAGCAGAAGATTTTTCTTTTTCTTCTTCTATTTCCTTTTCTCTTTCTCTTTCTCTTTCTCTTTGCCTTTGTGTTTGGGTTTCTTTTGGGTTTTCCGAATCATTAACCTCTGGGTTATTTTTGGGTTTTGCTTCGGTTTTAGGTCTTCCACCCTTTGAACCATTTGCTCGGTTTTTATTCGCTAAATCAATACGCTTTGCACAGCTCGGAATGGTCCATATATCGCCTTTCTTTTTGCCTTTGATATCCAGTATCCGTTGAACGGTTTCTACGTCTGAATTAGTGTATTTAGCCAACATATCTACATTGTATCGTATCGCATTTTCACTCATGTATGCTAAGTCAATAAGGTCCCTATATACTCCACGTTCCGCAGAAGTCATAAACATAACATCCGGATCAGAAATAAAATCTTTTGGATACCATGTGTATCCTAATTTGCCACTCATAACACTTTCCTCCTATTTATTTATTTATTTATGTTTATTGAACCTTTAAGAATGCTTAAGATATGTTTAACGCCATATTTCCATCCCCATCTAAAAGGTTCGAGATAACTGTACGAATAGGAATCTCTGGCTTTTTTTATTTCTTCAGCTGAAGGTAACCGTATTTCTTCCAACCAATATTTCACTGTATGCCCGATCGAAATCCCTTGGACATACTCAGTAATAAATAATTTTCCATCGTCGGTAACACAGGCTATCGGTCCATCCTTTTCCGGTAATCGTTCAGAAACCGACACTTTTATGAATATGCTATCCATTGTTTTTTAATTTGAGTGTGTTAAAATCTATTGCTAGACCATTGTCAATGAATCCGAATACGTCGAAGTGCCATGAAATGAGTTTAAGGACAGTTGAATAATCCCATGATAATGGATTGCAGCTCCACAGCGCACCATCAAC